AATGCTATTGGATGCAGGAGCTGATGTGAATGCGACGGATAATCGTGGTAGTACGGCTCTCATGAAGGCAAGTTGGAATGGAAATATAGAAATCGTAAAAATGCTACTGAAGAAGGGAGCTGATGTAAATGCGAAGACTAATGATAATATTACTGCTCTTTCTGGGGCAAGTGTGAATGGACACACAGAAGTCGCGGAATTATTAGAAAAAGTAATAGAAACTGAAAAAGAAGTAAAAGGTCATAAACAAGAAGCTATGAAACAAGTAATACAAAGGGATGTTAAAATACCTTCTTTACGAACATTAGCGTATAGACAATTACCCACCTTTACCACAACTCAAATTAAAGAATATGATATGTTACCTCCTAACAAACTTGGTGGAAAGAGAAAAACTAAAAAATTTAGAAAAACCCGTTCAAAAAGACAGAGAGGCGGAACACTGATAACACCACATGAGACAGGGGCAACATCATATACCCTTTTCGATGCGATAAAAGAAAGAAATAGAAACAAAATAGAAATTTTATTGAGAAACAATGTTAATATAAATATACAAGATGAATACGGATGGACACCTCTTATGTGGGCAATTTATATGGGACTTCCATTCATTGTAGATATGCTACTTGAAAGAAATGGAATAAATGTAAACATTAGGGATATTAATGGAAAAACTGTTCTTATGGTGGCGTGTCAATATGGTTTCCCGTCATATATATCACCTATATTGGAAAAAGGAGCTAGAATCAATGATGTGGATAATAAAAACAGGACTGCACTCTTTATGGCATGTGAAAGAGGTGTGACACAAATGGTAGACATACTACTTCAAAATCGGGCTGATCCCAATATACATGAGAGTGAGGAAGGTAATACAGCACTCATAATGGCATCTATGTATGAATATAGCGCTATCGTATTCTTGCTACTAGAAGCGGGTGCTGATGTAAACGCAACAAATCTAGGTGGTAATACTGCTCTCATGATAGCATGTCATACAGGAAACTTAGATGTTGTTATGTTGCTAATTACAGGTAATGCTGATTTAAATCTGACAAATAATGAAGGTTATACTGCTCTTGATTCGGCAATTATAGGAGAAAACCTAGATGTTGTGAACCTTCTAGTAATGAATAGAGCTATTACGAATGGGAGAAATGTAAATGGAGAAACAACTTATCAGTGGGCAAGACGGATGGGACTTACAGAAATTGCTGACTTAGTACAACAAGATATACAACAAAGAAGTCTAAGAACTGCAAAATTGGTAACTATGAAAGGAAAAACAAAGGATGACAAACTATTGATGCCGTCATTACCCAAAAATGTATCTCAAAAAGTTGCTGAATATCTAGGTGGAAAACGAAAAACAAGAAAATCCAAAAGAAAATATAGAAAATAAATTGGTTTATAGTTCTTTTTTCTCAGTTCATTCTTAGTACTTTATTTTTAGTTCTCTTTTTTCAGCTCATAATAGTACCTTTTTCTCAGTTCATTCTTATACACTACAATTTTATATAATTATAGTATATATATGAACTCCATACAAAAAAGATTTCTTTTATTTTTAATTGGTTGTATCGGCTCTAGAATTCTTTTCACTATTCTAGCAAAAACTATTGATATTCAATACTTACCCATATTAGGATATATCGCTCTTTTACCAGCTTTTGGATTTATTTATATCTTTTTAACCGGTTCCAGAAAAACTGGCCTTGAAACTGGAGGAGATAAAATTTGGTGGAATCTTTTACGCCCACTTCATTCTCTACTATATTTCTTATTTGCTTATTATGCTATCAATAAAAATCAAAATATTGCTTGGAAATTTTTAGCCCTTGATGTATCTATTGGTCTTTTTTCTTTTGTATATTATCACTCCTCTTCTAACAATTTTCATAAACTTATTTAATTTTTTATATATCTATTATAAATGAAACCTAGAGATATTAAACTTTATAACACTACTAAAAAACATATCTATAAAAAATACCCTAAACACAGTGCTTATAGAAGTGGCTTATTAGTTAAACAATATAAGAAAAATTTTACTAAAAAATATGGCAAACGAAAAAAACCATATTTGGGAAATAAACCTCATAATAAAGGTCTTAAAAGATGGTTTGATGAAAATTGGACTAATCAACGAGGAGAAGTTGGATATAAACATAAAAATGATGTTTACCGACCTAATAAACGAATTACTGCCAAAACACCTAAGACTTTTAGAGAAATTGGCAAAAAAAGAATCAAAATCGCCAGGACTAAAAAATATAAAAAAGGACGAGTTGACAAATTCTAAATATAATATTCTTATTTTTATTATATTTAAATGTATTGATTCTTTACTTCATTATCTAAGTACACATTCTTACTTATTGCACGAATTATCTTTCCTCTCTCCTTTTCATTGTTTTCCACATCATCCATAGTATGAAAGATTAAATCTGTAAATTTAGTTTGTATATTTTCATTTGTTTCCCAGCCCTCATTTACTTCTTGCCACTTATCTATATTTGAACGATGCTTTTGTGCTAATGCTGTTATTCCCAACAATAATCTCTGTAATTCTGTATCTTTCTCCCATGTATCCTCGTCTTTGACATACAATGTCTTTCTACTAGCATCCGTGCAATGTATTGGTCTTTTCAATATATCCAATTGACTTAGCCCATTTACTAGTAAATTTGTCATTGATTTTGTTAATCCATTTTGGATCGTATTATCGTATGTTTCTGCTGTTATCGGTAATGTATCTATAAAATCTGTCAAATTCATTGCATTCTTACAATGTTCGTTTAAAAACATTTGAATATTGAAAGTATTATTATTATGACTATTTGTATTTGTATTATGACTATTATTTCCTATTTGAGGTATTATTTCCATCATCTTCTCTATTACATCATGATTCTTCAAGAGTATTTTTATCAATAATTCTTTATCTACATCAAAATTCTTTGTAGGTATTTCTATAGTTTCTTTCTCTTCTTTATCCTCTTTATATATGTAGCATTTCTTTTTATGTCTCCATAATCCAGTTCTATTTAAATACTCTTTATTACAAATTTCACAAATATATGATGTTTTTTTGATGGCATCATTGTTGCCATTTGTTGCTAATTTATGTTTAGATGTATTTATATGTCTATTATAGTCACCTTTTTTAGAGCATTTAAAGTCACAATGATTACATTCAAATATTTTGATGTTTTTTGATGTATTATTTGTTGCCATTTGTTGCTTAATATAGCAACATAAAAAAACTCCTAAATATCTCCGCAAAATATCCAAAATTTTACAATCACAAATTTAAATTTCTTAAAAATGAAAATAGACCATTATGCTCTCAACCACTTTTTTACCACTTTTTTCAATTCATTTTCCAAAAATCAAAATTCAACACAAAAAACCTTGTGTAGTTTTTTAAAATCCCATATAGAATGGGAAAAATAAAAAAAAGTAAAATACCTACATATATCATTGACAGTACTCTTTTTTCAGTAGCATATTATTCACTTGATATGTAGGCTAATACTGACTTGTTCCAACAATTTCCCTAATGTTTCTTGATTTTTTATAAGTGATTTTATTAATTCTTTATCTACATCAAAATTCTTTGTAGGTGTTTCTATAGTTTCTTTCTCTTCTTTCTCTTCTTTCTCCTCTTGATTGATGGAGCATTTCTTTTTATGATACCATAATCCACGACTATATTTATATTCTTTACCACATTCACATATATATGTTTTTGGCGTTTTTGGCGTTTTTTTTATCCCATTTATCCTATTTGTATGTTTTCGTGTAATTAAATGTCTATCCCATTCACTAGGTTTAATACAATTAAAGTCACAACTTTTACAATAATAATTTTTGGCGTTTTTTGTTGGAAATTCCACATTTTTTAAATGTTTTTTTGTTTCATTATGTTTATCCTGTAATTTTGTAGAAGAAAAAAATACATTACATGTATTACAATATAATGTTTCTTTTTCTTTTTTTTCTATCATAGCTTTATTAATAATAGGTTTTGGTTTAGGTAACGGTTCTATGCTATTTAAAGTAGCATTATACTGTTCAAAATATTGTTGCTCATATTTTTTAGCTGATAATAAATCATTACATTCATGGAATGCTATTATTTCCATTTTCCAATTATCCCAACCTTGATTATTTCTAATAACCTCGTACAATTTACATTTATAATTAGATGATTTAGTATTAGAACAACTTTGCTTATGTGCGTGTTTTCGTTGAACGAAATTGGTAGTATGACCTATATATATCTCGTTTATTGATTCGTCAAGACAAAAAATTTTATAAAATATGGTATTAGAATAATCAATTTTAACTTTTGGCATATCTTATATATATCTTATATACATCTTATAAATTTTAAATCATAAACTTATAAGATATTCCTAAATATTAATCACTTGATATGTAGGCTAATACTGACTTGTTCCATTATCTCCTTGATTGATGTAGTAAATTTTCATAAAAAAAGTAATTTATTTAATTTACATACTTTAAAAATTCTATTCTATATTTTTTTAATTTTGTGGGTTTTCTTCTTGGGATTCGTCATCTGAGTATTCTGGTTCGAGTCTTCTAACAACATAATCATCGATAGCCTTATCTACAAGCATCTTACGAATGAGGTTTCCCACATCTTTACCAGCCATTCGGGAATGCATTATGTTGGCAATTTGGGCTGCGATCGGATTGCCGAATTGTGGTGACACCTCTTGGAGTAGTTTTTTCCAAGCTCCTTCGTCTCGTTCCTCGAGCAGCACTGCTAATTCCTCATCATAAGGCGGATTGGGTGGTGGGAACTCAGGTGTTTTGTTTGTGGGTGTAATTAACTTTGATGTCATCTTGTTATTATTAGTATGTCTTTCTGTATTTTCCTACTTTTTTGATTCAATTTTAATTGGGAAATGTCCCACTACACATTTTTAACTTATAAAAATATATTAAATATAATCCTTTTTAATTTATAA